TCTTGAGAGCCATTACTTACCTTTGTACTTGGCGCTCTTTCGCTTTTTGCCGTCAGATCGAGCGATCAGGCCGCGAGCCTTTGCTTGCGCTTTCTCACTAGCACCCAGCCTCTCGCCGCGCTTTAGTTTCTTTTTGATCGTTTCAACGCTTGCTACCACTATCCTTGCCCCTTTGCTTGCGGATGGCCTCTTTACCTTTCCTAGCAATCTCTGCCTGCCTTGGCTTTTTAGCAAACTTAGCTCGCTGCTCCAAGACAGTTAGGATCTGTATCTTTCTGGCGAAAGGCTTGCGTATCTTCTTGACCTTGGCAACAGTGTCTCGCGCATCCTGAACCGTTGCGTATTTGATCGGCACAGTGTCTTTAGGATTCTCATCGGTATACAAACGGCGACCACTGCCCTTAGGTTTCTTGCCTGTTCCGACTTTAGGATCTTTCTTTGGCACGCTGTTCGTATATCAGGCTAATCCCTGTAGCCGCCCCCAGCTTCTTTATAACGCTTCGCCAGCATCTGCGCTTTACGCGCAGACCACTGACCAGGGCGACCGCCCTTTCCACTAGCTTTGATTTGGTTGAAGAGCCTCTTACGCAAAGCTGGCTTCGTATAGTTACCAGCCTCGTTAACGCGAGATTTACTCTTCTTCTTCTTCTCAGCCATATTAGAAATGCTTCCTAACTTGCATGACGATGTTATACACGTCTCCACTAGAGTGACCGACAGTCGTGAACTGTATGTCACCCGTCACACCAGAACCCGCATTGTTTGGGATGCCAGTGAAATCAGTGAAGTCGAGCGTATCTGAAAAGTCTGCGTTCAGTTGCCAAGCCAATACATCAGATGATGCATCAAAGAAAATCTTTACACCCATACCAATGGTTGAGTAGTAGATCTTTTGGATGGAAACCTTCGTGCAAGCCGCACCAGTCATAGGGTCAACAGCCAGTGCAGACACATCAATCTTAGTAACGGCAGACTCGCCTGAACCGTCGCTCACATTAGAAAAGCGGAAGATGGCTGTGTTGCCATCGTCCTGTATGGTTTGTGTAGCTACAGCATCAGCCATGATTGCCTCCTACTATTGATCGGCAAATGCAGGTGCAGTTGTGCTCGTAACATTCCCGAAGATTTGATAGTTCGTCGTGTTCAAACCAACGATGGTTACATCAAATCCAGCAGGCACATTCAACTGTATGCTGCTGTTAGAGTTACCATCAGAGAATACTGAACTCACCTCGTTACCATCCGTATCTAGGAAAGTAACACCACCAATATAAAAATTAGTGTTACCGGGAGTAACAATAAGCGCGTCCGTAGCATCAGCAGCGCCACCAGCGTAAACAAACCTAAAAACAGATCCAGCAATAGGAGCCGGAAGCGTATAAGTATTATCTTGACCACCGTCTGGAACCAGCAGAATTCTGCCGCTGTGAGTTGCGTTAGTTAAGGTTACGTTTGCATCAGCCAAGCTGACTGGGCCGTCGCCCAAAGTTGCAACCTCAGTGATAGCCCCAGTGGTCGCATTTTTACTGATCGTCTTAAAGGTGCTTTCGGATCTGATAGCACCAGAGAAAGTTGTATTAGCCATTATGTTCTCCTGTCGTGGCTAGTGTCAGTGTTCCACGTGGAACATCTGTCAGGAAAAAAGGAGTGGCCCCGAAGGGCCACCCAAAGTGCTCTAGCTAGAGCCTGGTGATCCGTAGATTCCAAGTGGGTCAGACACTCCAAACGAATATCTCTCCCTGGCTTTGTATCTCACGTTACCAGTATCGAAGTCACCGTCCATAGACGTTTCTAGCGGAGTACGCTCGAACATCTTCATGCCATTCGGTACATCGGTGATGATAAAGAAAGCATTGCTGTCAGTCAGGTAGTGATTGACTGCGTAGCCTTCTGGGATCGCACCCATATTACGAATCGCGTTGATGTCGTTATCCGCCGTTCCAACACGCTGAGTGGTTTCTAGCAGACGATCTGCTGTAAACATCAGTGCGGGGGGAACAATCAAGCGACGTGGACGTGCAGCGATCAGAAGGCCACGCTCATCTGTGAACGCAGCGATCTCAATGACCGCATTTTCCAATGACGTTTCGTTAAGGTCAGCACCCGTAGATGGACGGTTGGAGTTAGTTCCACCGTTTACTAGGGGGTGTGAAGCATTGAACAGAGTTACGCCATCTCCAGATTGGAAGGTGTCGAAACCATTGTTCAGCGGGTTTGCCGCCTTAACTTGCTTGGTGTAAGCCATAGCGCGAGACAGCGCCTTGGTATAACGAGCAGAAAGAGAATCGTACAAATTATCTTCCATGGCTTCCTCGGTTATAGCAAAACCCATCGAAATGGTTTCGTGATTATACCGAGCAGTGAAAGACTCTTGCGCTGAGTCGTAGCTCGTTGCCGCACCCTCTGCCTTAACAGGAGCCGCCGCAAAGCCTGACAGCTTCACCTCTTCCTCGAACGAACGATCAGAGCTTTCAGTCTCATAAATGAGAGTGTGCTCGTCTTCGTATTTTTCATACTCCAACCCGAAAAGGGCATTAAGCCCCGGAAGGAGTTCTTTCAGCATTTGCGCTCTTGAAATTGCCATTGCCTATTACTCCTTACACGCCGAGTGCAGTTTCGTATGCGTGACTCAGAGGCAGATAGGTAACAATCACGTCAGTGAAAGAATCACCAACAGAGCTTGATGGCCCATCTACGAAGTCAACGATACGCAGTGGTAATGAGTTAGTCGTAGCAATAGTGCTAGCATCTACAGCATTTTTGCTTCGACCGATTGAGGTTGATCCAGCGGTGCTTACCGCTGATACGTTGTTGCCCAATCCAGTTTGTGCGATGGAGCCATCACCCTGCATACGGAACAACAAGTCAGGATCATCGACAACATAACCAACGATATCGTCCGCTGCGGTAGATGCAGGGAACTGTTGATTAAATGTCTTTTGGTTGGTGCTTGGATCAGTGTAAGCGCAGCCTACAAAGATACCGACCGTGCCAGCAACAACAGCAGTTGTTACTGCGGCTTTTTCGAGAGTGCCAGCCGCAACCAGCTTCACGAAGTCACCGTAGAAAATAGCGGTGCCATAACCACTTGCAATCTTGATGTGGCGAACCTTACCCGTAAAAGAGCCGCTCGCACTCAAGGTATCAACTGGTTCAGCACCCATAGGGGTAGCAGAAGTAGCCATAATGTGGCCTCCTAGTTAATAACCACTAACCCTGCTAAAGGTTAGTTTCTTCCAAAAGTAGTCCTAGTGCTACGCTCTGGATTAAGCATAGGCATTCTAGGGTCACTCTCTCGCAGATAGTTGTTATCAACCGATGACATCTGATTAGACGCGATATCTTGGAAGTGCTTTGTTCTAGCTGCCATGAGTTCTTCTGGAGCCTTACAAAGCAGCAATCCGCCAACCTCAATGTTGCCCTTGAACTGAGAGCCTATATCAGACTCCAGCATCAGTTCTGGATGATCTTCAGCCCGTACAGGCTCCCATCCTTCTCTGAACATCTTGGACACATGCGTGTTGTCGGACTGACCCAAAAGCGCCGTCTTGATCCATCTGAACACATAGCCATCTTGTGGCTTTGGATCAGGCAAGATTGAGGCAGGCTTCCAACTATCAGTCGGTCGTTGCTCTACTGTTCGAGTAGTGTTCGTTCTTGGTGTGCGCTCTTCAGACATTACGAGGACTCCTTTGCGAGTTGCCTCGCGTACTGTTCAGGGGTTAAACCCAATCTCTTAGCGAGGGAGAGTTGGGTAGACGTTAGCCGTACTTTGCGCGGTTTAGCACCGTTGCTCCTTGCGGAGGGTGCCACCACCGTCGAGGGTTGATTGACAGTCACGGTCGCGTCACGCCCATCTAGGTCGCCTTCATCCTGCCAATCGTGTTCTGGGAAAGCCTGTCGTAGCCGAGTGTCTATCTGTCGAAAGTACTCTTGGCTGTTAGGCTGTATGCCACGCTTTATCAATGCGGCATGTGTTCCATACGCCAGGCTAGTCATCTCTTCATAGCCATCTTGCATGAACCAACTATTCTTTTCGGCCCACTCCTGGGCCTCTGGTGCTACCTGCGGTGCAGCTTGTTGCTGAACATTCTGAACAGCTTGCTCAGCGATTTGCTGCTGATAGCCCTGCTGTTCGTGTTGTTCACGTTGCGCTTGTTGTGATGCGAGATTGTTCTCGTATCTTTCCGCTTCTGATAACTCTGCCTGTGCTCGCATCAATCGCTCTTGAGCACCAACGACGTTATCGGTATCACCCTCTTCGTAAGCTTTCTTGTAGCTGTTCCTAGCTTCCTGCAAAGCAAGCTCTGCGCGTTGCTTAATCTGAGAAACAAGTGCTGCTTCACCCCGGTTGATAAGGGCTTCATTCTCTTGGTTCTTGCGACTAAGCTGCTCAGCAACCCGCACAGCTTCTTCACGCATCTTCTCAGCAGCTTCACGCTTTCTGCGTTCTTCGTGCTGTTCATAGCGCAGCTTGTTGATCCGCTTCTGAACTTTTTCGCTGTAACCCGAAAGCTCTTCATCATCAATATCATCAGAAGCCGCTTCCGCCTTGGGCGGCCTACGGTCTTCCTCTGCGCGATCATCGATGATCTCTAATTCAAACTGACCGTCATCATCCACTATATCGTTGGACTTCTTGCCAATCTGCGTTCTGACACCAAAGAACTTCTCCTCGGCGCTAGTCATTTGCTCCTGATCGGAGTCGAGTTGTGCTTCACTCATACCTTCAATATCCCCCTTGGATCTTCAACGACCGCCTCAACTGAATCATCGTTGATCAGCCGAAACTCTTTGCCATGCACCTTAAACCGTGTGCCGGAGTAAGATCTCATCAGGATAAAGTCACCCTCCTTACACAGAGGCCCAGACGGGAATCGGTTAGGATCATTGTAAGCATCGGCTCCAAGCTTGAGAACCATGCCGACAATAGACCCTACCTCTTCGTCATGCAGAGTTTTGGCGGCTTTGAGTATGCCCCCCTCTGTCATTTCATCTGGCTCTGGTAGAGCGATTAACAGTTTGTAACCTCTAGGGTCAGGCAACTGTGCGGCCTTGCGAGTCTCTTCATCCTCGTTCGTTGTGTCTATCGATACGGAGACCGAACCGACATCACCTTTTGCTAATGCTTCAGACATTAGTTAGTTCCTATGCACTGGAAAAAAGCGTCCAGAGTCGCTAATACCGCAATCGCGGTGAATCACTCCTGCTCGTAACGAGACTTGAGATCGAGTATCTCACGCTCCGCTAAAGCCAAACCTTCGATCACGCCACATGCTTTGGCGTATTCGCTGTAATCCTTACACGCTCCACCACTGATGTGGTCTGCGTATTCGTTCATCTGCTTTCGTATTACGTCCTTCAAGTAATCAAAGACGTTATCACCATTAGTCATCTAATACTTCTTTTGCGATCTCAATGCCAGCCTTTAATCCTTCGATTTGATCCTTGGATTCTCTGTCTGCGATCTTAATACCCAAGCGTGCAGACTCTATATCGGCCTGCTGATCTAACCTTTGCTGATCCAAATCTGCTCTTGCAGCGGCCTTCTGGGCATCAAGCTGCAATCTGCCAAGCTCTGACTGTGCCCTCGTTTGAGCCTCTAGCTCCTTGATTTGCAACTCTTTTTGCTGCATTTGTATCACAGGATCTTGCGCCTGCTGTTGTGCTCTTTGCGCTTGTGCTTTTTGCTGGTTCACACCCTTGAGCTGCTCTGCTGCTTGGCCTGCAAGCCTAGATATTCTGAACTCGATATCCTCTGGCAGTGGCTCGCTAGGCGGTGGTAACTCGAAGCCAAGCTCTTGTTCGATCTGCGCCCTGTACTGGAACGCCAAATGTTCTTGAACGTGGGCCGATAGCTCTGCCATTGCCTTCTTTGCGTTTGGACTCTTCGACATGATCTCCAAAACGGTTGGATCTTCTGCCAAAGACTTGTGCGCCTGTATGTGCGCTTCGTGATCTTGATAAGCGAACGCCTTGACCGGCTTACCATTGATGATATTCATGTTTTCAGTGATCGGATCAGTCGGCTGCTGGTCATCATCCGTCGGAACAATCTTATCTGCGTCCCGAATGTTCAGGATTTCTAGCATTTGCCGGTGCAATAACGGCATGTCGTACATTTCTGGCGCTTGTTGGGCCAGTTGTAGTGCAGCTTGGTACTGCATAATGCGCTGAGCCATGGTTCCAGCGTTAGGATCGCTGACTGGAATGATATCTACCCTGTCGTCGAAGTCCGAAGCCACCAATGGCTCCTTATCTTCGTCGTATGGGTACGCTTGTGGCCCAAAATCACGGACGATATTCGATAACAAGCGCAATTCTGCCCTCATAGAGGCGTGCATACGCGCCTGAACCGCGCTCATCACCTTCATAGAGCGTTCTAAGATGGCTAAGGTGGTGCCAACCGGCGCTTCTGCGTTCATATCCGCTGCTTTTACGTCGGCAGCAGAGGCAAAACGCCGTCCTTCCTCCACAATGTCGCCCATAAGCTGGTATAAAACCGTGCTTGGCTCTTTGTACGGCAAGAAACTGATGTTTTCTTTGATCGTTCCGCCCGGAACGTCCACATCTCGGAACTCACCAGGCATAATCGGGGTGTCATCACCCTTGATTCGTAGTCCTCTTGCCTTCAACCCACCCGGAAGGTTCGCCAAAGTGCCTGCATCGACCAGTTGTCGCAGCAAAGAGGTGGCAGATTTAGCCAATCCACCGATCATGTGGATCAAACCAAAGCCATAGAATCCTAATCCAGGCATGTATTGGTAGTGAACGAAGTGCTCGCGCTTCATTTTGCGCTCATCACTCTCATACCAGTTGCGTCTGATGGACAAAATCGTGCGTGATGACTGATCAATCGTCACGACATACGGCAACATGATGCCGGTAGGCTGGCCTTTCTCGGTATCTTCAAACCCTGGCAGGTCTAAATTGACGTGCATCTCAAGGATTGTGTGCCGATAGTCCATATCGTAGTTGGCAGAGTCACCCGTCAACTCGTTATATTTCTTTTCTATCTCGTCGTAGTCTGGAGATGGGGCAGGTAACTCCACATCCAGATAAAATCCTGCCACTTGCAGCTTGCGAATCTCATTCGAGCTACGCTTCATCACATGCGTCGAACGCTCACAGGTCGCCAGATCGCTGGCACCATAGCTCACAACAAAGTCTTCAGCCGGTACAAACATACTGCAAGGGCGTCCCATGTTGGGATCGTAGTAAACCTTGCGGAAAGCGGAGCCACCGAGCGGCAAAGAGAACAACATACGCTCTGTCTCTGAGCGATACTCGGTCATCTTCTCGGTCAGCAAGTAGTTCAGATAGTCTTGAACACGGTTTGCTTGGTTTTCTTTCTCGTTCGTAATAGTGCCAACAACAGAAGTCTTGACTGGGCCACTGGCAGGAAACAACTCCTGTATCGCCTGTGACTGAAACTTAATCACCGACTCGGTGAGCAGCGGGTGAAACACCCCACAAGCACCGTCCCAAGGCGTTGTCCTGTCTTCGTGCTTCAGCCCTAGAAGATCCAAGCCCTCAACGTAGGTGCGCTCCCAATCAGAACGGCTTTCTTTGTCTGACTTGAAAGAGCCAATCAGATCAGTAGCGATACCGTACAGTTCGCCCTCATCGATGAACTCAGCAAGGTTGGCATCGTGAGGAACTGCGCCCATAGGCAACACATCGGGATCGAAATCAATCAGCATCCCGCCATCTTCTGTTTCTATCGAAACAGCTTCAGGATTAACGATCTCTATCTCTAGGTCTGGCTCGTCGCCGGTTCCCTGAGAAAAGATCGTGTCTGGCGTAGCCAGAGGGCGATCAATAGCCATCTATCCGTTCTTCGTGAACTTCTGAGTTCGAGCCGCACCAGAGCCACGGGCAACGGTGTTTCCTCCGTTCTTTCGATCCATCATGGTGCCACCGCCATTCGCCATCAT